GGGGAGGCGTTATAAATATAACTAGGGCATTGTTTTCAGCCCGGGCCCCGGCAGTTAGGGGAATTGCGCCGCCGTCTTTTTCCCCAACTCCCGAAACTGTGTAATCGATGTCCAGTTCAAGCGTTGCTTCCACGTTTGAAAGATTTCTGGTCATCACAGTGATATGCGATTTATCGAAGATCTTAAACGTGTATTCAAATTCGCTTACTAGGCCATCCCCAACATAGTCAATCCGGTTCGTTGTAACATCTAACGACATCTCATACCCTCTTTAGGTGACTGGCCTGGATAAAGCCTGAACATCTTGAGGGTATGGAGTCGTGATTAGAGTGCCAATTGTTCGGAAAAACCTGACAAGCTATTTGCCGCCAGGTCTGCCCGTTACAAGTCCCCTTGAGAAATCAACCGGATTTGATGGCTTCGCCTTGCCGGTTCTAACATCGCTCGCATAAGAAAGTGGTTTTGCAACCGGTGCCAATGGTAATCCAGTCACAAGACCCAGAGCCGTAAATGCTTCCTTGATGGCCTTGCTTTCAGATCCATTTCCAGCCGCCGCTTTATAAACTGAAGCCGGCGCAGAAAGTGCCTTTTCAAGATTAGAAAGTGCTGGCGACACATTGATCTTGTCGTCGAACGGTTTGTCATTGTAGACGTTCATCGCCGTACTTAACACGCTTCCGCCAGGAGTCATTGCGAGTGCATACTTCACTTGTGCACCAAAGAACAAATCTAGGATGTCATCAAAGTATTCCCCATCATCATCCTCATCAAGCCCGCCGCCGCCCATTACTCTGGCGATCAAGGTCGAAACAATAGCCGGTGCTGCAAGTGCAAAAGCATAAGACCTCATAAGTCGTCGCGATCCTTCTTTGGATGCAAACCCCTCTTCTTTGGCTTTTGTGATTTCGCTTAAATTAAGATTGGCCTGAGTATTAAAGAAGCCTGAGAACATTGTGAAGAGTTTCACAAACGGCGTTCCGCTTTCGAACTGCGCTATGTCCTCGGGATTCATGGCGGCCTGAGTTTGCCTCACGGTAGCATCCGCTTCACGAACGGCACTTTCAGCATCAAGGCCTTTTGCTAAAGCCTGATTATGAGCCGCATCCCAGACTACCATTTCCATGAATCCATTGGTGGCTCGCTCTAAAACATAACCCTTATTGATCGCCTCATCTTTGAATGATTGGAACTTCGAAGGGTTTAAGATAACCTCATCGATGTCTTTCATCATATCTTGGATGTTCGAGCCAGACCTAGTTTTCATGTAGGGCGAGGCTTCCATGATGGCTTTCGAAGTCTCCTTTGGATTCTTCAGGTATCTTTTAAACGCTCCAGCCATGTGATCACCACTCACCCGGACAAGTGCCGGGAAGGTCGCGGTCAAGTTTTGAAACATATTTTGTACGTTTAGGACCATGAATTGAATTGCAGAAACTCTTCTAAAATAACTTAAACCACGGTCTAGAGTTTTGTTAAACCCTGGCGTTGACGATCTTTGCGTTGCCGCACGCTTAAGCCAAGGGATTAAAAGCTCATTTGCGATTGAGTTATCAAAAGCATTTAAATCACTTCGTAAGCCCCGATCATTCACAAGCCTTGCCGCATCTTTAACCGCTGGCTCAATGTAAGTAAATTTAAGAACCTTATCTAAGTGAGATGCGATTTTCCCGAAGTCCAAAGATAAAGGGGTCGTGAAGTTTGCATCCCGATTTTTGGTAAAGCCTTTGCCCGTAGTTGGAAACATTTGAGCCGGGCTTTCTTCGATGTCCTGGCCCGCTCTGATATTGGCATCAAGTGAGATATTGGCATCCATAATCGCAGGCATATAGCCCCCGCGGTAATCACCGAAGGAGGTTCGAACCGTGTGCGATGTGATCTCATTGAAGTAATACCCGTACATTCTCTTGTGGGCCTTTTGCGCGTCAGGCTTAAGCTTCTCGTTTAGATCCCAGATCTTTTGCACCACATCCATGTCGTTCTTTGTGATGATTCCAGATTGCTGGGCCCGCAAAAAGAAGGTATCCCAGCGCGAGGTATTCAGTTTGCCATCCGGGTCAACCACTCCCCAGCCCCTACCGACCAAAAGCTTTTTAAAGTTCGATTCATTCCCGGTATGAAGCAAGGCCATGATGAGTTCGGGCTTTGTGAACTTATAGCTGATCTCTGGCGCATCTATGATCTCTTGAGGGTTTGGCATATCAAGAGTTTTCACGATGTCGGAAAGCTCTTTTATGGTGCTATCCTTCGCAAGCCGATACTGAGTCGTTGCGTTTAGGATTGGTCTGACAATGTATTTCGTGAACACGCCATTGATGTCGCCTTTATCCATGGCGTTGGCCCAATGCTCAACCCTCAAGATTAGGTTCTTAACCGATCTTAAACTAAGAGTTCTTTTCTCAGCATCGGTCAAAGCCTGGCCAGTTCCGGCCATGGGCCCCGCGGGAATCAGTTCATCAAGTCTTTGCGAGAGTTCGCCGGTAATGATGTTTCGATCAATCTTTAAGCCATCGATTTCCATTTCTCTAGATGATTTTGCCAGGTCCCAAATGGCTTGAACCGCGTCACTCATTGCCACAAATGAGTCATAGGACACAGTCTTGTAAGGTCCTGCGTTTTCAGTAGCTGATTCGACAAGAGCCATGACGCTTTGATAGGTCTCTGGGTCATACTTTTGAATTGGCTCTAAATATTCAGCCGCCGTCTTATCTGTGGAAGTAAGTCCGAATTGAGCAAGGATCGCCCGGCCCGCGTTGACCATATCAACGTCACGGGTCTTTGCAATATCCTCGTCTTTCTTAAAAAGCTTCTTAAGCTTCTTACGGTCTTTTTCTACTCGCTCGGTCGCCTCAACTGAAGCGCGATAGAGTTCATGATTAAGAAGCTCTTTGCGTTTTGACTCAAAGGCACCTACGATGTCACCCATCGCAAACAAGATCCCTGCTTCCTTTGCGGCCTTTACTTCGGCTCGCAGGAAAATATGCGGCTTGATTTCACCAACGGCCTTTTCGCCGATCATTTTTGCAGCTTGTTCGCGCACTTGCTTTTCAGTTGGAACTCTTCGAGCAATCTGTTTAATACCAACCTTAAGTGCCGGTATGTTATTCGCCGCCATGTGCTCAAGTTCCATGCGAAGCATCTGAGCACGCTTGTCATTATGCACGGCTTTGATCGCCTCTTCGTTAATCTCAGGACTTGTGAGTAGATCGGGATGCTCTTCGGCTATACGAGCCTGAGTTTTGGTTTCGATGAATTCCTTCATTGGAACCGTGCCGGCCAAATCCTGAATCATAGATTCGCCGTCAGTATAACCAAACGCTTCGGCTACCATGTCATAAGGAAGGCCATCGTTAGAAAATACTCTTTTCCACTTACTAAGGTTTTCTTCCACATAAGCTTTTCCGAATACTTGCTCAACCGATTCGCGTGAGATCTTAACCGCAACCGTGCCCTCTGGTAATTCTACGCCGCCCGGAAGCTTGCCAGTTTCTAGAATTGAAATCATTTGATAAACAGGCATCGCGTGAGCTTCTGCCGTTACCTCTGCCCTGATCTCTTTGGGTTTTCGTTTTAGGAAAGCCGCTCTTACGGCACTGACATCCTCCATAAGCTTTGCGCGAATATAATCCTCAGAAGCTTGGCGAGCTTCCTGAATGGCCATATCATATCTCTCAGCTTGCTCGGGATTCATACCCATTGCAATGGGATCAATAAAGAGCGGCTGGTAAGCTTGATCTTGCTCAGCCTGGCGAATTGCCTCGTCACCGGCAACAAGTCTAGCAAATACTTCCCTGACATCGTCATTGATTGGGACGTTCAAGTTTTCAATGCGCTGATAAATTGCTGTGAGCCAGACTTTAAATTTGGCAAAGATCTTTCTTAGGGATTGAGTAGGTGCTTTACCTTCCATTAGGTAAGCCTCAAACCCTCGGGCCATTTGTTCGTGCATGTCTACGGTGACCCCTACGCGAATGGCGTCCGCGCCATCACTTGATCTAACCGTAGCGCCTACCCAAACAAGCATCTTATCCAGGTCGTCTTTTAATTGCTGTGGCACACCCTCTGTGGTGGCGTCCTCGATAAGTTCATTAAACCAAAGATGTCCTGATTCATGGATAACCGTTGATCTATCAGCGTGCTGGAAAAGTTCGATTGCTGACATGATTCCAGGTTTAAATCGAATACGACCGCGCGGGGCGTCCTCTGGTGCGCCTTGGAAGAAAGGGTCCTCAGATTGGAGGCTCTTGACATCCCGTATAAATTGATCTATATTGATTGCTGACTCAGTCACGATTCCCGCTTCGGCGGAATCAAGGACACCCCTGGTTTGGTCCAGGTGCGCGTCTGACGAGGGTGTTACTCCTGCGCCGACAGCTGCTTCGGTGGCACCGGCGCGAGGGGTTTCTTTTTCTAGCACGAACTTGTCGTAGAATTTCTTCCCATCATTTGTTTCCCGAACCTTGATACTGACGACATAATCTTTTTCATTTGCCGTAAATGGCGCATAGAAAAAATGGATTTGATCCTCACCGCCGCGGCGATCCCCTTCGGTTCTACCTAATATTGCACTTTCCATAAGGCCATCAATATTGGCGTAAGCGATTCGATTGCCTTCATTGCTAAGAGTGAGCCCAGCTTTCTTTTTGCCGGCAGCACTAAAATCAATATCCCAACCCGTCATCGAGTTCTTTACTGTAGTTCCCTGAATTGCATTTGTGAAATGTTCCTTGGCCTCAGAAACGGAAAAATCTGTCTCGCTAAAATCTGGGTTCTTAACCTTCTCAGGATATGGGATTTCTGTTTGAAATGGCCGATCATTTACTGATTGAAAGAAAACCTGTCCGTAAACCGGATTATCTGCCAATTTAATTACTTCCGAAGGGACGTTCAGATCCTCCGAATCAAACAACACCGCGCCATCATAACCCTGCGACCTCATCCACTGGTCGAATTTGTCAGATTTATTGGAATCGAAACCAGTAACCATGCCTCCAACAACTTTCTTCTGTAGGGCATTAAGTTCGCTGTATGTAGCAATTAGTGGTTTATTCAACTCAATGCGGTGTTTGGTTACCCGAGACTCGTCTCCGTTTGCGTATGTCAATGCAATGTCTTTTCTACCGGATGTGTATTCGCCCTTACCCGCAACGCCATAGTCATTCGGCCCAGTGGGCGAGACACCTCTATAAGTTTCAAATGCAAAGACGCCTTGCTTATTAGGCCTGATCTTTAATGACGGCTTAAAGCTCTGATTAAATGATTTCTCTTCCGCTTGTGACTGAGCCGCTCCGAATAATGACTTTGCACCATCGACCAACTTACCGAAAAAAGATTCCTTATCTGGAACATCAACCTTGCTGATCTCAAGGCCAGTCTTTTGGAATAGCTCAAAAGGATCTTCACCGAGTCCGCGATTCTCAGCGCGTGCTGCATATCTCTCAGAGAAAACTTGCGCTAAAGCCTTAGCCTCAGTCTCACTTCTGCCTGCGTTAACCAGCATGTCTTTGACGTTATCAAAGATCTTCTGTGTGCTTTCAGCTTTCTTTTTGTCTTGCTCAGCTTTGGCAGCTTCCTTTGCTTGAGTGTCGAGGAGTTTTAAATCATCCCTAACATCTTGCTCAGAGCGCTTTGCTTGGTTAACCGTGGAGCTTTCCGGTTGGAATTTAATGTCATCGGCCAAACCCTGGTAATGTTCAGTATCGATTGTTTTTGCAGTCCACTCAGCAAAAGGGATTTTAATATCAGCGCCGGTTTCTTTTGCCTCATTATAGGAGGCAATGGCGCCAACGGATTGCATGAATTGAACAGGGTTAATATTCTTGCTTTGGAAATAAGTCTCAGCATCTTCGATTGGGATATAGATGTTTTCGCTCGGCGTGCCCGCGGTGACTTCTGCTAAATACTCTGCATGTTTTTCCGGTGAACGCTGGCGAAGTTTTGAATCAACCGAGACCTCACCCATTTGTGCATAAGCATCCCTAGCGCTTTCGGCTTTCTTGAATTCAGAATATCGCCCGATGGCTTGTGATGTTCCTTCAGCACCCAAGGTAATCCCATGGGTCGCGACACCCGAGCCCGCGCCTACGATAAAGGAATTGACCGCATCTGTGGCGACACCCTCGAGGGTTACGTTTCCAATGCCTGAACCATAGTCCAAGATTCCTTGCGCGACCGTAGTGGTCCACTCCTCTGCGCCCTCCTCAAGCCCGGTCTTTGTAATCTGCTTAACACTTTCCTTGATGACTTGCATGGCGCTCTGGGGGCCAAGACTTTTTACCATAGTCTTAATGCTTGATTTGAAAGTATCGGCACCCACCCCGCCAATTGATTCAATTCCTGTTTCAATAGCCCCTGTCACAAGCGCATTAGACCTAGCAAGATCAGGTGAGACCCCTGCCTCTAGGTTTTGGACGTTCTTTTCTGAAGCGCTTGAAAGACCAAGAACAGGAAGCCCAGCCCCACGCGTGGCAACAATAAGTCCTAACTGTGGAAGGTTACTTGCGACTTGAAACGCAAAGGCTCGACCGGCTTTTTGGAAATTACCGTCAGAAGCTTCTTTAACGATACTGGCATCGATATCTTTCGGCGCAAACTTCGCGGCCTTCTCGTCTAAATATCGAGTCAGATCATTCTTATAAAGCTCTTCTGGAACCTTATAGTTTTTCTTATTCTCGTAAATTTGAAATTGAGAATATGAATCTTCATAAAGTCCAAGCATTCCAGCATTCGGACTTTGTTCGGCCATAAGCGCCGGCGACTTTGCTAGACTTGCCGCTAAATTAATAGCGCCATACTTAAAGGCATCGACCAGATCGCCGCCAAAACCTTGCTCTTTAATCGAGCCTTCGGTTTTCTTTAAGCCATCTAGATCATCCTTTGCGAGCGTCGCATTGTCTGGATCTTGAAGCCATTTCGCAAGGCCTGGAGTTTTGTCGATAATCTCAGTGTAATCACCGAATTGCTTTTGATCTCTTTGCTTTTTAACCTCTTCTAGGTTTCTTTCAATCAAGTCTGCGGGAAGTTTCATTTCTTTTGCAAGCCGCAAAGCCTCGGCCTTGCGCTCGGGATCGCCTTTGGATGCTACATAAGCTGATTGCTGAAGTGACTGCTTTTGAATCTCTTTAGCTTGGTCAGCAATTTGACCATACTCATCGTCAGGGTTTTGCAGAGACTTGGCAAGGCTTGGGTCGTTATCTAAGATTTGTGCGTATTCGTTATTTTCCACTTCTCATCCCTTTTAGCTTGGCTTTATAAAGTGACAAAATACTCGTGTCACTGTCAGGCATATTGCGCGATTTCAATACATCTTGAATGCGCTTGATCTCAGCCTTCGGAATATCTTCAATGCCGATGTCGAATTCCTCTTTGTCGGTAGCTTCGAAAAGCATTTTCTTAGTATCAAAGATAAAACCTTTATCAGTCGTGCCCTTGATTACTAATTGATCGGCAATGCCGCGAACCTCTTCGCTTGATGCTGGCTTGCCGGTTCTTTTTTGATGTGCGATTTGCTCTTTATTAACTGCCGCAAGAAACGCGTTGTACTTTGTTTTTTCACTATCACTCGCGAACCGACCTGGCAAAAACCCAGCGCTTTGTGCGACTTGATCAACAACTGACTTATCACCAAGGAACCCATCCAGCTTTGCCTCAGTCTTGCCATCGCCCTTTCGGAGTGCGGCCTGGTCCGTAACCAGGTCTTTGAAATCAGCCTTTGAAAGCTTGCCTGCGTATTCCATGAGGTTTGTTTGAAGGAACTTATCTCTAAGCTCAGGTGTTGCTGCCATTGTTTTTAAATTATAGTATGTGGTTGCATCTGATTCTTTGCTACTCATATAGCTTCGCAACGCGCTTCTTTGAGAAAGGGGCATCTGCGCAATGTCGCCTGGCGGAATAGAATCATAACCGCCGCCCTTTTCTAAGATATTGGTTGCTTTCAAAAACAACTGTTCCTCGCGGTCGCGCTTTACCGCATCTCGCATTGTGAATTCACTCTTTACCCGCTCCATTGTGGCATCGCGAACCTTGGGATCTTCGATCTTTTTCACTTCACCAATAGCCACAGACAAGGACCCAGCTTTTGAGACTATCCCGTCAGAAATCCTTTGAGATGTGCCGCGGAGTGAACCCTCTTCGAGTTCCTTTGTGATTCTTGTGGCATCGGCCCCAGTAAAAAAGTCCTTGTTAGCTTGGTAATATTTAGATGCCGCCAAATCATCGCCATCAGCAAGCATTCTAGACATCACGCCAGTATGAGTTTTGCTTGAAAGCTGACTCATCTGAGCTTTCACCCAATCATCACCAAGACCATTTCTTCGGGCCTGAGCTTCAACAAGCGCGTGTTGCTCATCAAGTGAGCTAAGGACTTTATTGTAGTCTTTGTAATTTCTGACGGCGTCATCTTGCGAGGCTATGATTCCGGTCTTAGTTACTTCGTCATCATAAACAACTCGCTCGCGTGACATGTGCTTATTGATTGACTCATCAAGATCAAGGCGCTCCGAAAGCACGAGCTTACGAACCTTTTCTTGCTGGCTTTGACTTAAGCCCTTGGTGATTTCCTCAACACTCTTATCGAATTGTGGAAGATATTCATCTGGTGCTCCGAAAGCATCTTTACCCTTACGATTCATTAATCCCGTTTCAGGATTAAAGATCAGGTCATTCTTCTTTTGCTTTAACTGAGCATAAACCTCAGTCGTCACTAGCTGATCAGCATTTTCTTTTTCTTGAAGAATAAACTTCTGAGCTTCGCCAATTGCTTTTTGAGCCCCTCCGCCGAACGCTTCAATAGGCGCGTTGGTAGAAAGCTGACTATTAGAATATCCGCGCTCTTGAATTTGTCCTGAGTTATACTTTGGGATTGGCATTAAGAACCCTTTCCTCTATACATTGACAAGGCCTGAATCCCGCCAGTTAAAAGCGTAGAGTTCGCGGCACCTCGGGCTGATATTTTAGCAATTGAGCCTTGGTTTCTAGAATCGAAGGCCTGCATTTTATATCCCAGCGCTTCTCTGATTGCATTGTTTCGAATTGTTTTTGCGTCCTCAATTCCCTGTAAGTCTGTTCCAAGTTGAACATCTGCCGCAGATCCCGAGCCAACATCAATATTTTGAGCGGCAAATCCCGCACGCTGTTCACTAACGATTTCTCCGACCTTTTGCTTGTGCTGATTCGCCTCTTTTTCTCCGCGCTTAATTGCGTCCGCAGCGTTTCTTTCTGCAAAGCCAGCATTGATTTTAGCTATAGTGTCTTGGTAGTTTCCTTGAGCTTCGAGTGCTGAGGCCTGAGATATTCCACCCAATAAAGATAAACCCATAGCAAGTGAGCTATAGCCGTCTTTACTTAGCCACCCCTGATCAACGCCAGATTTTGAACTGCCACTCAAATTAGTATCAGCTCCAAGGTATCCGGAATCTTTGCGCGGATACCAACCAATCTCCGGTTGGCGTCCAAAAAAGTCGTTTGATTTAGAAAACTTTGCTGCCATTTTATAGACCTTTCTTAATAGGATAAAGACCCGAAGGATAGACCGCTGCAATTGTTGCCGGCAGCGGATCAACTTGGCGGATAAACACCGAGCCATTCGAATCCCAGTTTGCGCCTATATTGATTTCTTTCACTCCTGACATTAAGCTTGCCGCACTTTCGTAAGGCTCACTTGAGCGTGGCTTAACCTCTGTAAGACCTTCTAACATATCAGTGCCAGTTGGCTCCTCGGTGCCTGCGAATATCCCGCGCGTGTCGTTAACGTGAACCGCGACTGCCGAAGTATTGATTTTCTTGTTGGCCATAGTCTCGGCCTGGGCAAAGTCAGTGTTTAGCGTTTGAAGATCTGAAGTATATGGAAGGCCAACATGGATCACTGCATAAGCGCTCGCCAATGTGATCTTTCCATTTGTCACTGTGACTTTATCATAAGCTGGATTATTTGGGCTTGATACCACCATGCTGTCAGCAAATACCGAAACATCTTTACCTTCTAGGTGCCATAAACTCGTCATAACCTTAATGGCTTTCGCCCAGTTGGTAATCGCAACACCTCGCATATCTACCGGCACTGTTTTATGGGCCCTACCAGTGACGACCGATGCGCTTGTGTAGCCGGTAATTTCAAAGCGAATAATGTCGTCAGCATCCTCGATGTGAATAGATGAGCCAACATCGGCTGAAGTAAAGTATGAAGTACTCGACGTAAGCGTGAGCGTTTCCTCGTCAGTCCACAGTGTCCCGCCAGAGAGAGTCATCGTCGTTGCGCCGGTATTCCTGCCGTCATAAGTTTTTGCGCAGTCCATAAGAACCAAATCAATAGTCTCAGCCTGTTCGCGATTCGTCATGCGCTCAATGTAGCGTCTTGTCTCACCGTTTATTGTTCGCTTAACAACCGTATAAATCACAGTCTCATTACCTTCGGGCACCGAACAGATTTGCTCATAAATGCCATCTGTATCGTGCCGATGCCAACCGAGAATGTCATGCTCGCGAAGGTAAGTAAGGCCAATTAAAACACCGTCACTTCGGATCATCCAAACAGTTGAGTGCGGTACTTGCTGATAGGCCCAAGATGTGATTGTTTTGTTCTTAAAAAGATGTGCAGAAAACACTGTCAGGTCGTTTCCGCGGTAGCCGTCTACTTGATAATCAAAACCGAAATCTCTAACGACAGATCCCTGGGTTTGAACATAAAGCATATTTCCGCCCATTACTATCGGCGTGATTTTACTTGATCCATAATATGAGTGCTGTCTCCAGTTTGGTCCATTAGTTGGTGTTATAGCGCCATTTGAATCGCCTTGCGCCACCCATTCGCCGGAAGCTGTCAATATAACCAGAGTTCCTAAATCGACAGCGTGTCGTATTTCGTTTATGTAGCCAGCGCCACTCAATGTAAAATCAAAAGCGTCGCTCGCATCGGCGGGTATTTTGCGAGTGAAGTTTTTTGGATATCCAATTTTTGATCCCCAAATTCTATTAGGATAATTTGTGGTGTTAAAAAGCAGGCGTCTTTGCTGATATGCACAGGTGTTTGAAACATAGTTTCCAGAAACATTAAATGCGGTGCCATCCCCGGTAAGGTAAGCTGGCGGCGTGTCTGTAACATCCGGATTAGTTCCAATATCAGAAAAAGAGAGACCGCTTGCTATGCCAATAAAACCATACACGCCGTTGATTTTTTTATAAATATTGTATTCAACTGCAACTCCAGCAGGAGAGGCTGTCCACGTCACGGCATTTGGAGCGGATGGCGTTGCGGCAGCAGCGGTGGCCGATCCAGTATATGTCGGCATACTTTCTTCTCTGGTCTCAAAAACGGCAGTTATGGCGTATTGCGTGTCTACTCCACCCGCAACGCCTAACCATGTAGCCGAAAATGGACCTGGTTTACCATTGGAGTTGTAATAATTAATTAAAGAACTCCATGAGGTATCACTAACCCTCGTAACCTCAACTAAAGGATACGTTTTCGAGGTGATAATTAATTGATTGTCGTGCTGCTTAAAATTAAGACTTAAAAGATTCGCCTCAGTGAATGTTGTTACTATCTCATAAATTAATTTCGCCGATCCGCCAGAAATATACGCTCCATAGCCAGATGAAACAATCGCAGCACCCGCCTTATTTTTAATCTCGAATGTGTCAGTAGTTTTATTGGCGACTACAAACGTCCTACCATTAAGCTCAGTCATTCCAAGGATTCCTGAGATATCAATGTGCTGACCATTTGTAAACCCATGCGCAGCGGAAGTTAAAACTGTCGTGGCGCCACTTGCGATTGCGGTAATCGCCTTCGTGGAGCTATAAACAGGGGCTCCGTTTTTATGAACCCTCATATAAAGATCACCAAACTCTAAACAATACGTCGTCTCAAAATCATATACGAATGGAACGATTACGCATAATTTATTAGAATCCTTTGCTTCAGCAACAACCAAAAACCCAGGCCTATTCGTTACCCCGCCCTGGCGCATGACCATGAAGTTACGCACGGCCTTTGCCCCAGTCGTATATTTCACCATATCTGGGCGCGCGTGAAGAGCGGGATCTAATTCGCCCGCAGCCAAGTTTCTTTGTGAAAATGTATTCATGTCTTAACCTCGGATGCGTTGAAATTCAGACAATGGTTCCTCGTCGGGCTGGCCTTCGTTGAGCGCATTGGCTTTGGCTTTTGATAATTCAATCTTGTAAAGAGCCATGACTTTTTCTTGCATCTTAAATGGATCACCGCCAGTTAAACGGGGCGCCAAATAATTTGCTAAGCGGTAAGAAAACGCCAATAAGAAGTCTGGCGAGAATCTTTCTGTGCTGACATTATTGACCGTGTATTCGGCGTAGGCCGACACTTGATCGCATAAGATCAAGGTTCCTACATCGTCGTTAGAAATTTGAAAAGGGACGCGGGACTGGCGGGTATCATTTCTAATTCCGCTAAGAATTCTTTTAATGTCCACACAGTCAGTTGGATAACGATAAGAATAGGCCCACTCGGTCGTTGGGTTTTCCTCAATAAGAGTGAGTGATTTTGTTCTTGTGGCAAAGGGCCAGAAGAAATCTCTTAATGTTGCAAGGTAAGCAGTCGGGTAAAAGATCCGACAAACTCGAGCCTCTTCACTTGATTCAGTGTCATAATCTGCAATCTCTTTATTTGAGATATGAGAAAGGGCCATGTTGCAGATCTCGGTTTTCGATGCCATTCATTCCTCATTTCAAAAAGGAAGCGGGGTCATAACTCCCGCCCCTAATTTTTATTTACTTGGCTTTACCGCTGTAGTCTTAACTTCGGGCTTTGCCGCCTCTGGTTTTTCTACAACCTTTGCCTCTGCTTTTTTATCAAGTGGCTCCATCCAATACTCGTCAGCTTGACCTCCGTATTCAAAGACCTCACCCACTTCACGAATGCACTCACAAAAGCCTCTTTTTAAAGCTTTATACTTGGCCATGACTCACTCCTTAGATTGCGTCAGGATATGCGCGGTTTTTCTGAATACCGGACACGATTGCCGCTGAGAAAGTTCCAGCCGTTAGTGGACCTGTCGCAACTGTGTAGTACATGCGAAGGTAGCGCTTCACATAGCCCGGAGGAATTGGAAGGAATAGTTGATACCCTGCCGCCAATGTTGCTTTTCCAATTGCCGCAGTTGAAACCAAAGTCTCAAGCGCTGTCGCAAAACCAGAATCAGTGTCGCCTTGAAGCGCGATAGTCACGGTCGCCGAACCTACTGCATCAGCTGCAGTGCCAACCGTAATTGCCACATAAAGATCATCGGACATACCGACATCGCGCAAAGCGCCCAAATCGATATAGTCAGTTGATGCTGCCGAAGCTGTTACCGCTTGTGCTGTAGAGAATGTATTGTGTTTATCTGAAATCATTTTGAAATTCCTCTCATAAGTTGAAAGGACCCGACCAAAATTAGTCAGGCCCTAAATTAGTTAGGCTACCGCTGTCTCTGTATTCAAAAGTGCATCGCAACGGCGGAATGGAACTTCCCCGAAGGTCATTACTTTTTTCCCAGCGACTTCGCCCATTGCCAATTGCACGTTTGATTTGTTCAGCATTTGACGGCGCAGGTAAGAGCTGATTGTGCGATTTCCATAGAACGCCGCACGTCCCCCTTGAAGGCTTGGAACTTTCTCAAGTGCTTGAACCATAAGGTCACAAAGATCCGCGCCTGATCCTGCGTTTTTAGTAAGCGCTGTAGTATCGATGTTCGGAATACGAACAACGTATCTCCAGTCACGAACAGACAAGCCTGGAGTCCACTTGTAGTGAGTACGCATTGCTTGATACATAGATCCGTCAGCGAGTGTGATGGTTTGCTCACCCAAGTCTTTTTGAGAAAGACCTGCGCTTGAACCTTTTGGATAAATACAGTGAACAGTTCTTGGTGACCAAACAACCAACCAAATGGAAGTCAGGGCAGAAGATCCGCCGCCTGTGATGATGTTTTGAGAATTCTCAGCGCCTGAAAGTGAGTTAAAGCGCGGAGCTAAACCCATGAATCTTTCCGGATTAGTCGCCGTGTTTCCGTAGAAAAGAGTGTCAACGAAAGATTGATTCATACCTTCGATGAAAGCGCCCTCTTCAGACATACGGAAAGCAGCACCACCTTCGCCAGCCATATCAACCAAAGCCTTATCAACTTGAGCGTAATTCTCAAGCATACCGCAAGCGTCTTTTACTTGAACGGTTGTAGACTTACTTGGCTGGACCCCATAATTCAATTGGCGCCAAGTTCCTTGCGGAATACCAGAGCGAACGGTCGTCTTGTGAGACGTGCCATCATTACACTCAAGCCATGTTGCATCGTCGATGACTTCATTCGTTTCCGAAAGCATCTCAACGATTTCTTTTTCTACCTTACCATTCACCAATCTTGTCGCGACATCAATTAGTGTCGGATTTGTGTTACCTACTGCACCCATTTAAAACTCCTTTGGCCCGTTGTTATCGGGCAATACTTTGTTGTTATTTCTTTTGCATTGGTGGATATAAATGATCTTCCCGGCTCTGTTCTGAGTTACCATCCTTTTACGACGCCTATTTCACTTCACCCATAAGTT